CAATAGTCCACGCTTTTGCAACGTATGTATCGCCGCCAAAATACGGGTCATCTTGGTAAATGGTGAAACAGTTAGCCGCCCACCCGGTGAACTTGCACCACGCTTTTGTAATGTTGTTCATTACAAATTGCTCTTGGTTTCCAGCGGAAATCGGCACGTTCACAATCAACGCATTGTTTTTAGCGTTGTACAACATCACCCAACCAAAGTTGTTTTGGTAAGTAGACGTTGCCGCCGCAAATGCGCCTTGGATTTTGTCCGACAAAGCGACGTTAGGATCAAGGCGAGACGACTGCAAAGCAGACGCCAGCGGCAGCAAGCCATCCAGCGTCAGCAACAACAAATCGCCGCCGTATTTCATAAAGCAACGCTTGGACACCGGAGCGCCGAGTACCCATACGCCGATCAATTCCCAAGTAGAGGCGCTGGACGGGTCTGTGCCGCGATATACGATCACCTCGCCTTTGTTGGTGACAAACACAAGGTTGTCATCCACGCCGTAGCCCGCGTCAATCGTCCACGTTCCCATTGCGACCAAATAGCCGCCAAACTTGGCAATGGATGAAAGGTCTAGCGTTTGCGCTGCGCCGCCTACGGATGATGTAGGCAAATACCACGCCTTTAGCGTGTCTTTTTCAATGAACCATACGCGGTTTTTGAAAAGGTTGATGTTGGATAAATTCGTCGTTGTAACGCCCGTAATTGACGGGGTAGACGCGCTATCAATCGCCGTCCATGTAGAGCCGTTGTATAGACGCGGCTTGTCTACGCCGTTAACGGCATACAGGAAGTTGCCGCCAGACGTAGCAACGTTGATGTATTCCCATCGGGCATTGGTCAGTCCCGACACCACGGCAGACCCTACCGCGCCCGAGGACGTTACGTCATAAAAGCCCGTTACAGAAGCGGCAAACATTTTCGTGGTTGCCGCGCCGTTGTAAGTCATCAAGGTTTCAACTTGGCCCGGCAAGCCGGTGGCGTGCTTGCTATACCCACCACGCAAATTGACGCTGGCTACGCCGGGGAAAAAGTTTTCCAACGTCACGGCGTCCGTAGGGGCCATGTTTGCCAATGAATCGCGGGCGTTCCACCCGCCTACGGGAGCAGGCAGCGAAGCAACATTAGCGGCTGCACGCTGAATGAGAGCGCGGCGTGCCATTACGACTGTCCGTACCCGCTGTCCGGGATGTTGTCGTAACCAATCAGCACCGTACCCGGGCGCGGGGCAAACGACAGGTTAGCCGCCGACGTATCCTGCGCGATACTGGTTTCCAGTTCCATGATGTAGTCTCGATACAGCGCCGTCGTATCAAAGCCTTTGGCCTCAAAATACTTGAGTTTCGTACTTAATACGACAAGGCGATCTGGGTAGATGCAACGGTCGTCATCAGCCGTAAACGATGTTTTGGCTACGCCAGATGCGCTTTCAGCCCATGCGTTGCTGCGATACTCAAATCCAAGGTATTCGCCCGCGTTGACGCCCGGCCAAATCTGAAAGTACTTACCAAGCAACCGCCAACGGATGCGCGGGCCGGTGCTGATGTAGCCGGACAACAGCCATTCCCATTGTTGGGCAGACTCGGGGCCAAGCATTTCCCAACGTTTGCTCTTGTCCCAATGGGTGCGCGGCACGGTGCTGTTGTAGTCGGAAGGGAGGTCGTACTTGACCTTTTGGAACGTCAATGTTCCCCCTACCTGTCCCTGCGTAAACGCTTGGTTGACCGTTACAGCGGTTGGGCTATCAACGCTCGTAATGTACGTTGCGTTGCCGATGCCAATCCCTTGCACTTGGTAGTTGGTGGACAAGCCAGCGGTGCTAGGGATGCCGGTAATTTGATACCCGCCATTGATCCACGTTCCCGTCGTCGTAGTGGCGTCGGTGTAAAACGTATACTGCTTGGTCAATTCGCGCCAATCAGCCCGACGCAACAACTCGTATCCCGTGGCGTTCATCAGCGCCAAAATCTGCACAACGTCTTGGTTGGCGTTGCCAGCCACCGTGCTTGGAGTCGGGACGCCCAGTTCGTTTGTAACTTGCTGGACGAGTTGAAGCATCGTGCTGCCCATGATTAGCCTCCTTCGGCTACTTTAGGTGGCCGTCCCGGCTTGCGAGCGGCCATCAGTTCTGCCATCTGCGCTTTGAGCGTTTCCAACTCGCTGCGCGTCTTTTCCAATTCTTCCGCGCTTTCGCTACGGTGCTTGACGTTCAAGTAACTTTTGGCGCGTTCACGGAGGCCCGGGCCACCCATGCCAATGCGTTGCAACTGCGAATCAGACGCTGCGGCAACTTGTTCCACAGTCTGAAACTTGAGGATACGAAGTTCTTCAACCTGTGCGCGGCTTACTTCTCCTTTGCTATCGCGCTGCCAATCGTCCAAGGACGTACCAACAACAGGGATTTGGGCATCACCATTTTTCATCTGGAAATACAGCCATTGGCGCGGGAATCGCTCTTTATGATCCTCGCGGACGGGCTGTTCGATGATGTTGGTTTTGTCGCCGGGAGCCATGATGCGAACAAAGGGCTTTCCGTCCCATCCTTCAACATCCTTGGCAATAAAAAACTCAACGTGGAGTTGAGCGTCAGCAGCGGAAATATCAGAGTCAAGGGCCATCGTCTTTCTCCTGTGGGGATTAAGTTCTTGCGCCGGTCATGCTGTACCATTTTGTATTGGATACAGCGTAAAAAATGCTGGTGTAATTCGTAGCCACCGACGCGGATGTAGTCCCGTTGATGGTTGAATTCGTGTCGTAAGGATAAACCTTTAACGTGTTCGCGCCCGAGTTGGTGACATAAATAACTTCGCCCATCTCGGTCTGCGGTAATTTCACGCCGGTTCCGCTGGCCGCTGTGCCAACGTTGTTGAAAACAAAGGTCAGTTGGTATGCGTCACCCGCCACGGTTCCGGTTGCGGTAATCGCATCTGCCCCGTCCCCACAAATGGAAACGGTGGACAGGCGCGACAACCCCGAACCAAGAACCCGTGACGGGATCGGCACGATTTAGGCTCCGAGAATGGAAACCCAAACCGTCGGACTAATGCCGACAAACAAACGGCGCTTCGTGGTGGCAATTGACACCGAAGAAGCCCCGTCAATGGTCGTACCCGTCTGCGGATAAACGGTCAGCGTGCTTGCGCCGTCATTCGCCACGGTCACGATTGCGCCGGTTTCAGCAGGCGGGAGTTTGACACCCGTGCTGGCGGCGGTCGTTGAAACGCGGTTATGAACAGCCGAAAGCGCGAGAGCGTCCCCTGCAGCCGAGCCAGCAGCGGTCAGCGAGTTGCCAACGTCACCGCAGATTGCGGTCGTTGCGCCACCCGACTGGCCCGCGCCCTGTACGCGAGAAGGAATTGCCATGCTTGCTCTCCTAGAGGAAGGGGCGAGGTTTTACCCCCGCCCCCGACTCAATTAGACCGACGTTGCGCCAAACCACGCATAGTCCCCAGAAACGAGGTCTACGGGCGGGCTGGTGTACGAGCCGCCAGTCGCCGTCACCAAGAAGGTGGTGGCGTTGACGGTGCAAGTGGCCGTGCTTGCGCTAATGGTCGCGTTCGCTTTCGCGAACACATAGCGCTTGCCGTCCGAACCAAACACTTCCGCGCCCAACGGCCCTTGATTGGGGACGTAGGCCGGGGTGCTGGCGTAGTACGAGGTGGCCTGCACTTGAGCAGCGTTGTTCAAGTCGATGCCACCGAGGTTTGCGAGTGAATATGCCATGTTTGCTAACCCCTATTAAGCAATGAGGACGCCGCAGAACTGCGGGCCAGACGAGGTGAGGTTACCGGCCCAGCCGATCAACTTCACAATCGCGTCTTGGTTGACGGCTTGACGCTCGCCACCAATCGGCACGAAGTTGCGATCCTTATGCGGACGGAACATCAAGTACTTGGTGTTCAAGAACCACATATGGTTGGCGTTGCCGCTGCCCGAGTTGTAGGTGGACGAACCGATACCACCGTCTAGCACAACGTCGGAGGCCATGCCCGCGCCGTAGTACTTGAGGGACGCGAAGCCCGCACCCGCCATGCCCGAACCGGAGTCCGTGATGCGCTGGATGCTCTGCAGCGACTGCAGATACAAGCGGTAGTAGTTGTTGTCGGCCACGATCAAGTCCGGCTTGTCGGTGCCACGGATCAACTGCACGGCCACCGCATCCATGTACTGCTGGATGTTGGAAGCCGAAACAGCCGCGCCGCCGTTCGTCACGCCGGAGTAGGACACCGAGCGCCAGAATGACCAAGTCGCACGGTTGATGCCACCGTAGGTGCCGGTGGACGGGCTATCGGGAACCGCCGCCGCGAGGCCGGTGAGGTTCTTGCCCGAGTTGCCGGTGCCGTCGCCGTAAAGGTCACCGCTGATGCGGTTCGCCAACTGCGCTTCGGCCACTTCCATACGGCCATCCAGCAAGTCAATGATGGCTTCCTTGCCCGAGTTCTGGATCATTTCCAGACCCGAGATGGACACCGCCGAGGCGTACTGGCTGATGCTGAACTGCGCCGCCGAGATGGGCGAGTTCTGACCAACGTTCAACACTTCGTAACCAGAGTACGAATTGGTGTTGTTGGTGGTCGTATCGTTGTACATGATTTCCTGCAAAATCACGTTACCGCCGGAGAACGTTTTAATGTTTCCGCGATCCTTGAGGCGACGAAGCAACGCGTTGTTGTTCGTCACGTTGTCAGCGAGTTCACCCGTGCGGCTCTGAATGTTAGTCGCAATGATGTCGCTGATGCTTGAGTTGGCAAATGCCATGTTAATACTCCTGTATCAGTTGATTAAAACCGCGATTCTTGCTCGTTGAACGATTCTTCAAGCAATGCGCGGCGACTTTGCGCTTTGGGAGCCGTGTTCGCGCCGGGTGTGGCACTTCTGACGCTGACCGCAGCAGCCCGAGCGGCTTTCGCTGCTCGGTTTTTCTCCGCTGCCTGCTTTCTATCCAGTTCGGCTTGTCGGCTTTCCTGTATTTTT